CGTTGACCAAGGATTCCGTCGTCAGATGGGCAATGCTCCCGTGGGTGCATCCATCATCAAAGGTCACGACAACGCAACTATTCATCAACCCTCTCCTGCACTGCTCTTTAGATTCTCCCCAGCAGGTGGATCTTCTGCTTACACAGTTCAGGGTCCTGGGTTTGCTGGATCTGGTGTGAGCAATGCAACGATCGTTTTGTATCGTGGATTCACATACGTTTTGAATAACGTAGCTGGCGGTGCTCACCCATTGAGAATCCAGTCCACAACTGGTCTGGGTCAAAGTGCATATACTACTGGTATCACTGGTTCTGAGTCTGGTGTTCAGACTTTTACAGTTCCTCACGATGCTCCAAGCACACTGTACTATCAGTGTACTGCACACTCTGCTATGAATGGTACACTTGATATTCGTTGATAAATGCCGAGAACTGTTCCTGGATCTGGTGCTGTAATTGAACCCGTCTTTAATTCCATCTTTGGCGTTAAAGACGTTTTCGTAAACGATGGTGGGAGTGGGTATAACGCATCAGACCCACCAGAATTAAAAATTGCTAATTGCGGTACACCAATCCGTGAAGCAATCTTAGAACCAGTTATTGAAAATGGTCAGATTGCTGCAGTTAAAGTTCTTGACCCAGGTGAAGGTTACGATCCATTTAGAATTGACATCGATACCGTTGGTGACGGTGCAGGTGC